CCACTAGGAAGTGGTACACCTTTAAAACGATAGCGGATGTTGAAACTAAAAGCTGGGACGCAGAGAGCATAAAATATATAAATTTAGCTATGCATTACAGAGCATTTAAAGTATTAGTCAGAGTTGCGCAGAACGAAGAAACTACAGATAAAGTACTGAAAGATTTAGAAATGAGAAAATTTAACTGGTTGGCTTATCCGCAAGCATTAGAAACAGAAGACCAAACAGTTGTAAATTGGGTAAAACAACAATTTGGGAATACTGGTCCAATTGGTAAAACTATAAAATATGTATCAAGCTATGCGAATAAAACAGATCATGTAGCTATTGTAGAACTTGCAAATGGTGGAACATATAAGTCTATTTATGGAGATTTTACAGCACAGGAATACACAGCAGCTATTGCAGGGCTTATTGCAGGTATGCCATTAAACCGTAGTGCCGATAATCACATCATGAATGATTTGAAAGAAGTTGAAGATTATGAACCTAAAATTGGTAAATTTAGCTTGTATATGGATGAAGATATAGTTAGGGTAAATTATGGTGTTAATTCTAAAACTACATTTGACAGTACTTGGAAAAAAGACACAAGAAAAATTAAAGTTGTTGAGGGTATGTGCTTTATCGTAGATGATATAAGGGACACATTCAAAAAATATTGGCTTGGGAAATATATCAATGATTATGACAATAAAATGAATTTCTGTTCAAATGTAACAAAAGTATATTTTAAAGAAATGTCGCCAAATGTATTGAATGGAGACTATGACAATAAAGTAGAAATTGATATTGAAGCACAGAAAGGAACGGTTATAGCAGATGGATTAGATCCAGATACTATGACAGATTTAGAGATTCTACAATATCCTACAGGCGATGAGGTTTATTTGACTGGCGATGTAAGGTTTATAGACACTATGGCTTCACTCAGCTTAATAATGACGATGTAATGAAAAGGAGTTGATAAAATGTCGGAAAACATAAGAGGAAACAGAACAATATCAGGAGCTTATGGAGAGCTATGGCTTGATAATGAAAAAGTAGCAGAATTAAAATCCGTAGAAGCTAAAATCACAACGGAAAGAAAAGAGGTGCAGTTAGGAATTTCTGTTGATAGTAAAATAACAGGATTGAAAGGTGAAGGAACAATTACGGTATTTAAAGTTTATACTCGTGGAAAAAGAATACTTGAAAATTGGGTAAAGGGAAAAGATGTAAGGAGTAGAATAGTAACATCGATTAAAGATCCGGATAGTTTGAAAGGGCAAGAAGAGAGAGTGTCGATTGATAATGTTTGGTTCGATTCAATTGAATTAGCAAAATTTTCAAGAGGAGAAATCGTTGAAGAAGAAATACCTTTTGGCTTTACTCCTAGTGATGTTAAATATGAAAATGTAATAAAATAAGAAAAGGTAGGTATGGAATGAAAAATATAACAGTAGAAATGTTGCTTGAAAATAGCAAAAAAATAGAAAGAAAAGAAACTGTAAAGGTTAAAATTGAAGAATTGAATGGAGCTGTTTTAGAATTAGAAGTATTGAACAGAATGGAAATACTGGATATTTTATCCAGTAATAGTACAGACAAAGACAGTGAATTAATTTATACTGCAGGAAAAATATTCAAAGATGAAAAATTAATTACGCAATTGGGTTGTCAAATGAATCCGATTGAAGTTGTGCCAAAAGTACTAAGCCAATCCACAATAGTAAATATTTCGGAATTACTTATGAAAAAGGCTGGATGGAATGAAAAATTTACTGTTGAAGAAGTGGTTGAAGAAATAAAAAACTAATCAAGGGCGACTGGAAAGCAAAAACAGTCGCTCACTATTTAAATTGCGGACATAGTCTGCAAAGTTTAAGGGAATTAAGTAATTCGGAGTTGTTGTTTATGTTTTTTATGATTGGAGGTGGATTAGAAAATGAGCGAATATAAATTGAGTGCGTTACTTGAATTGAAAGATAAATTTACTAATGTAGCACAAAAGGCTGGAAGTTCATTGGGAGCATTGAAAGATAAAGTTGGTGGTATAGCTGGTAAAATAAAAAATTCTTTTAGTGGAGTTCAAGGAGCATTGACAACTTTTGGAGTAGGTATTGGAGCAGGTGCGGCAGTTAGTGTACTAAAATCTTCTGTTGAAGCCTATGCAAATTTGGAAGACCAGGTCAGAAGAAATAGAGCTATAATGAGTGCTACAGCAGAACAGGAAAAGCAGCTTATGCAACAGACTAGAGATTTAGGAAGGTCAACTAAATTTACAGCCCAAGAAGTAGCTGAAGCACAGATGTATCAGGCAATGGCAGGTATGAAAACAAACGAAGTATTGGAAATGACGCCAAAACTTTTAAAAATGTCAATTGCAGCTGGGAGTGATTTTGCTCAAACGTCTGATATAGTTACGGATAATTTAACAGCTTTTGGTATGTCGTTAAAAGATTCTGACAGGCTTATGGATGTAATGGTTGCAACAAGTAACAATGCAAATACTAACGTACAAATGCTAGGAGAAGCATATAAATATGTTGCGGCAACTTCAAGAAATTTTGAGAGCTTCGAAGATGTAAATATCTTGTTAGGAGTACTTGCAGATAACGGAATTAAATCTGGTCAAGCTGGGCGTAATTTAGCAGGAATTTACAGAAGATTGGCTAATCCATCGAAACAAGTGGGAAATGCCTTAAAAGATTTAAATATTCAACTTTATGACCAACAAGGACGTTTTAAAGGGTTAAAAGCATTATCCGATGATTTAAAAATCGCAACAGCTAACCTTAGTCAGGAAGAAAGAAACAGATATTTGACAATGATTGCTGGTGGGGAAGGTATGAAAATATTGGCGTCTATTATGGGAACAACAGAAGAAAACTATAATAAAGTCGCTGATGCCGTAAGAAATTCTAGTGGGGCGACGAATAAATTTGCCGATGAGATGAGCAACACAACAGCAAACAAGATAGCACAGTTCAAGTCTGCCTTAGATGACTTGAAAATATCAATAGGAGAAGCGTTTGCCCCAATAGCGACTAGGTGGATGGAAGACTTCATGAAAAAAATTGAAGAGTGGCAAAAAACGGGAGCGTTGGATCCTGATAAATTAAAAGGAACAGCTGAAGGACTGGTTAAAGCCGCAGAAGTAGGAATGCGTGGTATTGCAGGAGTAAAAGGTGCAACATGGGGGGCTCAATTAGGTACAGCAATTGGTGGTCCAATAGGAACAGCAGTAGGTGCTGCAATCGGTGGGGCTATTGGATATTATTCGCCAGAAATAATAAAAGGTTTAATAGAACCAAAAGATCCAAAAAAAGAAAAAGAAAAACAAGAAGCTATAGCTAGAGCTTTTACTCCTGGAGCAAGTCAATCTGGCTATAATTCTAGCGATGGACGGTTTCATTATATGGGGTATTCTGATGTTAAAGTGCCTTCAATGGCAGAAGCACAAAAAGAGATGGAAAGAATTGAAAGACAAAAAGAGTATGCTAGAAGATCATATGAAGCTAAACCAATAATAGTAGGTATGGATACGTTAAAAGCAGCATTGGGAATAGGACAACAAAATGTAGCACTTACTCAGCAGGACAGAACGGCACAATTAACAAGTGCAATTTCACAACTGGTGTCTAAGCAACAAAACAGTAATCCGTTACAACCGCTTGACACTACAGCGATAACAAATGCTCTTAATGCTGGATTGAGTCCTTTAAATAATTTACCAGGTCTTTTGAATAATAATTTGTCTACAATGCAACAATCTCCAATACCGCAACCTGTATCGATAGAACAGGTTATAAATCATCAAGCTAATGCACAGATAGCGGCACAATTGTCAAATATAACAATAAATGATACAGCAAAAATTGAGAGCATAGCTAAACAGATAGCACAGAATGTTAGTCAAAGTACATATAACACTATGATGACAAATTTACAAGCTCAAATTCAAGCATCACGATAATTCAGAAAGGGGATTCAATATGAGATCTATATTTATGTTGCTACATGATACAGAACCTTTTATTTTTGTGATACCACCGACAGATTTCAAGATTACGAGTAGTCAAAACAGTGAAGTTGTAAAGATATTAGATGTTGGAGAAGTGGCATTGATAGGAGAAAAAAATATAAAAAAAGTTAATTTTTCCACATTTTTACCTGCTAAAAAATCTAAATTTTTTAACTTTTTGCTTAATCCGCATTCGCCAATGAGCG